GAACGTATCAGTTGAGTGGTTGTAGATATAACCATTGCCACCCGGAACCAGGACCAACAGTTGAGTACCATTGTCAGCCATCGATACCCTGCCGGTCCCCGCGATCACATCAATCTGGGTCAGAGTGTAATCTGAAGCCATGCTGTAGAGATGACCGCCTATGACAAAGTAGGGGACTCCGTTCATCTCATGAGCCCCGCGGCAAGTGTCTATATCACTTGCACTAGCAACCTGCACCAGCCCCGGAGTGCCAAACAGGGTCTCCTGATTCAACGCAGGAGCCTGGGCTATGTTCGGGTATAGGTTGATACATTCCTGCGCTGAGATAGGCAGAGAATCGCTCTGATAGTACCCGTTGGCTATTGGCAGCGTAACTTTAGGCATTAACTTGAGATACCGAATACCGAATCAATTACTGTCAGATTATCCGTGCTGGTCTCGTTCGAGACATACAATTCAACGTAATCATTCTCAGCAAGAGACACATTGAAAAACGTGGAACAGTTTGCAGACTGAGCCGCATCAACCTTCCTGACAATCTTAGAGCCAGCCTCTACAGTGCCATTTTTCGCAATATAGATCGCCAGGTCTTGGTTGTTTGCTGTATCGGGAGAGAACGTCACAGTGGCCTTCACTGCGAATACCGAAGTGGCTGTGCCGTTGTAGACAATCTTGCCAGTGGTGTCCCCGGTGAAGTTGGATTGAATCCCAACAGTAAACGTACCGTTAGCCTTAACCGCAGTCCCGGCTGTGGCAATCGTGGTTGAAGTCGAGTTACCTTGAATGTGGACCTGCGCGTAGGGAGCCGCAGTTCGAGCGATAGTCACATAGTTGCTAGTAGGCGTTACCGTGATTCCAGTACCAGCAACCAGACTCGCTATATCAGGAGTGTCATCCGTTACGTTAAGTAACAGTGGAGCGCCAGTGGAGTCGGCAGAGAAGTTGTGCTTGATCTCTACACCGTTCTGGGCAGATATGTTAGCCAGTATGCCCGCACCGCTCTCGATGTTTCTGATTTTGTTTACGGTCCCATCAATATCCAGAACCGCGATCCCAGTAGGATCACCAGCCTGAACGATCGTCCCGGTGACACCCAATCCTGCAAGGAAGTCACTATATGCGATCTTGTAGTTCGTGCCGTTGACAAAGTAGTCAACGTAAGCGCCAGCCTCTACCGAAGTCTTCGCTACAAAGTCAGACTTCTTCCTGCCCTGTGATCTATCCATTTGTGTTTAGCTCCAAACCGATCGAGCCAGTGGACTCCGCCAGGATATCCTCTTCTGACTCTGGATAAAAATGTCCGGGGAAGCCGAAGAGCGTATCTTCGTTGCCTGAGCCAATCGGCAGGGTTGCGGGCATCTTGGTCTCGCCCATGCTCTGACCGAGCAGCCTCATGGTATTGAAGCCATCACGCGCAGCCTTCACCAGACCCTGCGAGATCACCCCGTTGTAATCTGGAGCCACCTCTATCGCCATGTTAGCGATCAAGCCCCTGAGAGCCCCTGTGGGGATCGTTACGGTATCACCTAGGTCAGAGACCTCTGTATATCCTAACTGGATACCCTGAGCGTCTAGCTCGCTCATATAGTTGTTCATCGCAAAGATGAAGTCACTATATTCATCAGGCTGCAGTGGAGACTCGCTAGCCTGTACCAATATCCGTTGTAGGGCTGCCTTAGCAACCTGCGCGACTGTAGCCATTACTCGTACTTAGCTCCCTTTGACGCTTTCTTTTTGCTCTTTGACTTTTCCAGAGCTTCGGCAGTTGGCGCGCCCTTTGAGCCGGGCTCTCTCATGCGCTCAACCTTCTTGCCTGCCTTCTTCTGCCGTTCAATCCTTTTACGCTTCGCGTGGATGTTATCCCACAATCCTTTTTTCTTGCCTGCCTTACTCATATTTAGCCTTCATCGACTTAGCGCCCTTACACTTCCAGCGCTTGCGACTGAGATTATTGGGAGTATTGGGATCGTTCTGCTTCTCCTTCGGGAGCCGCTTCTTGATACCAAGAGACCGAGCACAGTAAGAGTCACCCTTAGCTGTACCCGGCCTAACACGCGGACCACCGCCTTTGGCTTTCCCGGCCTGCCCGTAGGAGACCTTCTTGCCGCTGGCGGTGACCTTTACTTTCGCTTTGCCTTTTCTTGGTTTAGCCATAAAAAAGTAGGGGACCGAAGTCCCCTATAAACTCAAAGGAGAGTTACACACCAAAGCCTTGTCCAGCCATAAACGGATTGAATGTTGCGTATGCAGGCAACAAGTCAAAACGAATCTTCTGAGTGTTAGCGTCACCATCTGCGTACTTACTTACACGGATGCTCATACCGTCTTCGGTAGTTGCAATAGTGTCAGTAGAGTACAGCTTAGGCAGCTTCACAGTACCCATGCCGAATGCCTGCTTAGTGAAGAACAGGTTTGGCTGGTACAGAGTGTTAGAAGCGCTCAGGATGGTTACCACAGCACCGTTAGCTGGTGCAGCGTCAACAGTGTTGTACTGTCCGTTAGCCTCGTAGATAGCAGGACCGGCAACAACCAGGTTACCAGTACCAGTGCCGCTAAGAGTAACGTCAGCAGTAACAACGCCTGTCCAGGGTACGTTAGCGCCAGATGCGTCAATCATCGCAGTGCGAGTATCTAGGTTCAGACGGTTCACATCAGCAATGGTGACCATATCGCCAGCCTTAACAACCATGTTCGCAGTAAATCCAGCAACAGCCAGAGTCTGAGTCATAGTGTCTTTTGCTGTGACGTAAGTCGCATCAGGAGCAGCAGACAGAGTACCTGCGCGGTCAGCGCCAGTGCCAGAAGTAAAGCTAGACAGAGCGTTAGAAGTCAGAGCTCGCATACCACCGAAGTTCTGAGAGATTTGTGCATTCTCCCAAGCGGTACGGACCAACTGATCAGACGCATTCAGGCCATTCTGTACGTTAGCAAGTGCGCTAGTGGTGAAAGGGTTCATCAGGTAGTAACGCTCTGCGGCTGCAGGTACGCCGATGGAATCCATCAGTGCGCCAGCGCCTGCGACATCACCCCATGCGTCAACGGCAGTGCCGTGAGAACCATACTTCAGAGAAGAGTTCTTGAGCATATAGCTGGCAAGATCAATCTCCAGGTCAGTCACGATGCGTCGAGCCATAGGAGCAAGGATCTGCTCCAACTGATCAAGCTCAAGAGCTTCTTCCACGTTGCCCCACTCGGTAGCTACGGTGAAGTAGTTCTGAACAGTACCAGTTGCTTTACCAGCAATGATGTCTGACTTGGTGGACGATGAAATATCACCGCCAGAAGTACGGATGGAGTTGTAGTCGTGCGGACGCTTGAAGTCTACAGTGCTACCACTTGAAGGGTTGAATTTGCCACTCAGGAGTTGAGTGTCAACGGTCTTTGTTACAACCCGGCTGGACTCGAATGCCTCTAAAAAGACACGAGCCACCTTCCGGGTGACGTTGCTGTTAAGATTATTAGCCACTTTCGGATCACCTCATTCATTCGAAAATCGCCCCCTTCGGTCCTCGCGCTTTAGGCGCTACGCCAGCCTTTGCTGGCTGCTCAACCGGATCAGGAGCGGCATTTACTTTAGGTTTCAATGCAGCAGCCTTATCCCGTACATGAGTTGCAATCCTTACCGCAGCCTGTGCCGGACTCATAGCCCGGATAGCGTCTAGCTCGGTAACATTCTGACTGAGATACTTCGTGATAGCCGGTCCCAGATCGTCATCCAAAATATAGTTGACTACATCATCCGAGATGCCAAACGAAGCGACAGCATTACCTGCTGCCTGTAATTCCTCGTTAGAAATGCCGAGTTGGACCGCTCGCTGCGAGTAGGTAGCTACCTTCTCGTTCAAAGCCTCCTGCTCTCGCATTAGCCGTTCCTGCTGCAGACGCTGTGCTTCCTGCTGTTGGAAGCGCTGTTGTGCGTCAAACGCAGCCTGTCTGGCTATGGCCTCATCGCGCATCCGAAGCTGTTGCTGATACTCCTGATCACTCAGGGCATAAGGGTCCGGCTCCTTCGGCACTGACGGCCTTTCCTGCCTCGGAATCTGCTGCTCCAGGCTCTGCAGGCGCTGTTTTAGCTCCTCGGCTTCTCGCTCCTTTTCCCTGAGCTTGTAAACCTTGTCAGCTATCGCCTTGTCAAAGACCTGTTGCTGCTGTTCATCGAAAACAGGCTTGGTTTGTTTCTCCTGAACCTCTTCAGTATCCGGGGATGAGTCGGAGTCAGTTTCCTGACCTTCAGTTTCTACCTCTTCAAGCTCATAAGCCTCATCGAGCGTATCTTCTGGTTCCATCTTACCTTCCGTAAATGCCGTCAAATAAACGGTGACGTTCCGTACCTCCAAGAAAGCGTGGAGTTCGCTATGGCGTAACTATACCACATATTGTGGTTTTACAACCGTTTTTGGGCGGGAGCGGCTACCTATGGCGCGGTTCCAATATGGATTTTCACCGGGGGACTTGCACCCCTATTGCACTCCCATAAACCTTGTTATACTGACTACATGGAAATCAAAACAAACAGTTCTCTCAGCCTGGATTGGTACGAAGCAGTTGGCAGCGATTGGCAAAACTTTGAAAGCACCAACCAACTAAACCAATTTATGATGGATGACGGCGTTTCTGCAGATGACCGACTCATAATCTGTAAGCATTATGAAGAGTTACGGTCTGATCAGCCCTCTTCTAATTAAATCATCCACCATTTCCTGCGTAATGATTCCGTGGCCTCCGGAAAGGAAGGCTTTCATCGTCGGGCTAGAAAGTGAACCCCCTATCGGGAAGTCTCTGCCAGCATCTAATTGCTTCTGCCTAAAATTGTAAAATCCTTTATCTTGCGTTCCAGCTAAAGGATTAAACTCGAATATATTGACCTTTTCAGTATCTCTCAACGCACCTAATGGTCTACCCATCAGCGCTGCTTCATACGAAGGATGGTCTGAATCTAAAAATCTTCTGTCAGCAACGGCTTGCGGGTCAAGCTCATAGATCATGTCTATATCACCGAATACCGGCTCAAATTGAGTTGGATCAGTAACGATCGCTCTGGCTTGCGACCTGCTTAATGATCCAGCGTCTCTAAACTCATCTAACGCCTTTGTAACCGCCTTCCTATCTCCTCCAAGCTCTTTAAGATACTCAGGAGTAGCGTTATCAATACCAACCCAATCAGGAATTGGCCTCATCTCATCTTCTTTGGTTCCTTTACCTTCTCGGATGCGCCTATCTAACGCAATTTTATCTGACCTGCTCATAACTTGCTGAGCATACGGAACCATTATGTCCGTACTCATTGTGGCGAAATCTGGGCTTGCTGGCCTCATTCCAAAAGGAATAAACGCTACTGGTCTTCCTCCGAGAGCTTGAGCCGCCTCTGCTCGGTTTAGCTGCCCCATTACGGCTCCGGGCGCTGAAGCAAATGCAATGCCTCTTTCTAAATTCTGCGGCTGCAACCCGAAATACTTGCCACCCCTCATGACTGCGTTCAACGGGACACCATTGACTGAAGTGACAGTTTCAAGCCCGCTGCGTGATGTATCAGACATTCCCGTGATAAATGGTCTGTCTATCAAATCTTCCGCACCTATAATTGGTGCAGAGCTGACCAAAGGGTCAGTCATTTCGACAACCATTTCGTTCACAGAACGTGGATCGCCAACCCTCATTAGAAGCTCGGTATCTCTGTTGACCTCTGGGATAGGTCCACCAAATTGACGCTCAAGCTCATTACGCAAGGAAGTCG